ATCGGGGTGTGGTACGGGGTGGGCTCGTTGCTCATGGCCGTAGGACTCCTTTGGGCACTCCGGCGGGGTAGGTGGTGGCGAGGTTCCAGATGAGATGCGTGGCCGGGTACTCGGTGAGGACGGCGGGCGTCTGGGCTTCGTATGTGGGGAAGTTGGGGACGTGCGTGAGGGTCTGCTCGTCTTCGTCGAGGCGGTAGATGGCGGGGTACTCGTTTCCCTTGATCTTGACGTAGACGGCGGTGTCGGCGCGGGCCTGGGCGGCGATCGCGTCGACGGCGGCGCCGATGCGGAGCAGCTCTTTGCGTTCGTCGGGTAGCAAGTCGTTTGCCTCCTGTCCGATCTTCGGTATCCACAATGATCTTAGCCGACCGGGGCAAGACGTGGGGCTGGTGGGGAGGGCGACGTCGGCGTGGCCGTGCTCGTCGACCTGGACTCCGTAGCGGGTGACGTAGTGGGCGCGGAGCTGGGCGGCGGCGCGGAGCGTGTCGGGTAAGGGGATGGAGTCGGAGTAGTCGCCCACGAGGGCGAATCCGACAAACTCGTGGTTGCGGTCCTGGACGTGGGCGCGGCGGCGGTCGAGGTCGCCGGTCCAGTAGGCGCCACCGGAGGGGAAGGCGATGCCGTGGTAGCCGAACAGCGTGTAGCCGCGGCTGATGTGATACCGCTCGATCATGAGAATGTGGTTGATCTCATCTTCGGCGGTGGGGTTGGCGGCCATGAAGAAGGCGGCTGTGTGGTGCCAGACGAGGCCGGGGTGGGGAATCATCGGGCCCCAGCCGATGCCGCCGTCGTCCATGCGACCGCGCAGGTCGATTATCATGGCGCGGGTTCGGCTTCGGCGTTGAGCAGGGGCTTGTCGATGATCTTCTGCCGGTAGGCGAGGCGGTCGGCGTTGAGTTTGGCGTCGGCTTCGATGCGGAGGCGCTCGGTCTCGGCGGCTACGGCGTTGCCGGTGGCGAGTTCAAGGGCGAGCTCGGTGAGGAACTCGGCTACTGTGTGGTCGGCGCCCGTGTTGGCGTTGTGGGTGGCGACGGCGAGGGCGAGGGGGGCGGCGAGGTGGTCGGGGATCGTGACGGTGTAGGTGGCCATCGGGGGGATTATCTCACAGCCTGGAGGGTCAGCCAGGCGTCCCATCCGTCCATCTTCACGGCGCCACACTGGTCGCAGACGGTTCCGGCGTGTTTCATGGTGCGGGTGTCGGGGTCGCGGCGGAAGAGGGCGTGGGTGGGGTGCTTGCCGGTGAGGTAGGCGTAGCTTCGGCTGTTGTTGCGGTTGGGGCAGGTGAGGTGTATGGGCTCCTTCACGATGGCGCTCCTTGTACGATTCGAACGGGGTGTATGGCGTCGCGGTGGTTGGTGGATATTGGCGACGTCGCTCAGGGTAAGGCGTCTCCGATTCGCTGGTCAATGGAGACAGGTAGTGTGTGTGTGGATGGGTGTTCTGGTTGCGGCCGCAACGGGTTTATGGAGTGCGGACGGCGGCGGATCCCGGTGGGTTATGAGACGACGGCGATTCGCTCAGGCGACGGCGATCGTGGTTACGGTCCCGGCGCTGCCGCGCCACTTGAGCGCGCCCGCCTCGGCGTAGAGGACGCCGCCACCGGCGGGGTTGGTCGAGGGTACGGTCGGTGCGTTGGTGATCCCGATCACTCCATCGCCAGAACCGAAGGCGCCCGTAACGCTGCCGAATTGGGTGTTGGTGCGGAAGCGGTTGCCGTGGTTGTCGCCCGTGACGCCGCCGACGCCGGCGTCCCAGAACGGGCGCCTGTTCGTCCCGAACGTAAGGCCGGGGTTGTAGAAGCCGTAGTGCGTCGTGATCCCCGCGCCGAGCACGGCAAGCATGGCGCCGATGGCGTAGTGGGCGAAGTCGCTGATCGTGAGCCGCTGCAGCGTCAGCTCCGACTGGAAGGCGCGGGCGCTGGGGGCGGTGATGACGGCGTTGGCGACGGTCAGGCTGTGGACGCCGACCTGCTGGCTGGCGCTGGCGATGAGGTTGTCCAGGCGCGCGTAGACGGCGACCCGGTTGGTGGCCGGCCCGCTGCCCTGGACGATGACCTGGGCGCCCAAGAGGTCGGTGACGGTGCCGGCGCCGAGGTGGTTGGCGCGGAACTCGAGGCCGCGCAGGTAGGACATCGCCGACGCCTGGGCGACCGTGGTTTGCGCCTCGCCGGTGACGCCGCGGGCGTTGGGCGCGGTGCCGGAGACGCGGAGGACGTTCGTGATCCCGTCCATGCTGGAGGCGCCCGCGTGCGTGAAGTCGATGTTGAGCACGCCGGTGGGGCTGACCGTGGAGCCTTTGAGGGCGAGGTGGCCGCTGACGCGCACGTCGCCCGTGAGGTCGATCTCGGGGCTGATGCCCTGGATGAGGGCGCGGAGGGTCCCGGCGATGGTGACGCGGACCTTGTTCTCGTTGGCGGAGGCTTCGGTATCGACGCGGGTGTCCTGGTCGGCATCCTCGATCTTCGTGGGTACGCGCTGGGCACCAGAGGCGCCGTGCAGGGCGATGACGATGGCGTCGGCGGGGTCGTCGGGCGTGTGGACGGCTACGGTGCATTCGCGGCCAACGACGACGGCGGTGTCGGGGATCGTGTCGGCAACGCGGTAGTCAATCGTCTCTTCGGGGGCGGTGACGATCTGGACGGCGGCGGTGCGGGTGGCGGAGTTGTAGGCGCGGACGATGCCGCGGCGGAGGTCGTCGGTCATGGGTTCCCTAGCGCAATCTCGTGGTCGTAGCGGGCCTTTCCGCGGGGGCCGCGGGTGTAGTGAAGGGTGAAGCGCTTGACGCGCCGTGGGGCGGCGCTGAGGCCGATTCGGGCGTCTGTGACGGCGATCACGTCGTTGGCTTCCAGGCCACAGTGGACGGGGGCGATCAGGAGGTCGTCGCGCTGGGCGATCTCGTACTTGCGGGCGATGCCTGCGGCGACGGTCCCGGCCTGAACGGCGGAGAGCTGGCGGTCGGCGGTGGGGTCGGGGCTGGCGTAGGCAAGCTCGGCTTCGCCGATGTAGAGGGCTTCGCCAACCTGATCGGCGGCGGCTCCCCCGATTACGCGGATATGGGCGGAGGGGCGGAGGGCGTCGGAGTAGCGGGCGGCGGCGACGGGGTGGGTGGATGCGGTCTGCCAGGCGAACGTCTCGGCGGGGGTGTCACCGGCGAGGGGTTCGTTGATGAAACCGAACTCGCCTGCGGTCTCGAGAACGTCGGGGATGCGGGCGAGCAGGGAGCGGACGGCGGCGAGGCCGTCGCGGCCGGCGGGGAAGGCGAGGGGGAGGGAGAGGCTGGAGGACAGGGAAGATGCGCCGGAACCGGCGAACTCGAAGCCGACGCGGGCGAAGAGGGACGTAAGGATCTGACTGACGACGGCGGTCTGCTTGTAGGGGCGGGGCGCGGTCCAGCGTTGGAGCCAACGGGCGAGCGGGGCGAGAACGAGGGTGACGGTGTGGGGGTTGTTCGTGAAATCGTGCACAACGTCTTCGACCCACCAGAGGGGGCCGCCAGAGCTGTATTCGGCGACTCCGCTGGAGTTGTAGTAACCGGGGCTGACGGCGATCTGGCAGCCTTTGGAGAGGGGGGCGGGCAGGGTGTCGTAGGTCCCGGCGCGGTTGTTGAGGACGAGGGCCGAGGCGCGGGGCGATTCGGGGTCATAGCGGAGGGTGGCGGCGAGAACGTCGGCGGTGATATCGACCTGGTTGTCGGCGAGGGCGAGGGCGAGAACATGGCGGGCGGAGGTGAGGAAGAGGTGGGAGCTGTTGACGCTGAGGGCGAGGCCATAGTCGCTGTCGACGGCGGTGGGGGCCGGTTCGCGCCAGAGGCTTTGACTGAAGAGGCCGCTGGGCGTCTGGTTGCTGTGGAAGGTGCGATCGTAGGCGGTGGCGCCTGTGAATTGCAGCCGGTAGGTGAGGCGGTTGACGTCGGGCTTGTCGATGAACGGCCACGAGGGGGTAATCGAGGCGCTGGCGGCGTATTCGGCGAGCGTGGTGGGGGTTCCCCAGGTGCCGATGCCGATCTCGAAGCCGTCGCCGTGGATGACCTGCCGGACGACTTTGTTACCGGTGGCGGTGACGGTGGCGGTGTAGATGATGTGCCAGTCGCCGGAGTGGTCCATGCCGCAGGTGACGACGGTGTGGGCGGCGTCGGTCAGGGTGGAGGCTCCGCCCCAAGCGCCCGCGGTGCGCTTGCGGACGTGGATCTGGCCGCCGGAAACGACGGCGCAGAGCTGGGTGCCGCCGGGGGTCGTGGCGGCGGCGATGTGTTCGACGGTGGCGGTGTGGGTGAAGGCGAGCACCCAGCCGGACCAGGTCGCGCCGTTGTCGAGGCTGCCGTTGGTGTAGACCTGCGTGGGGGTGGCGTTGTCGACGGCGTAGGCGACGACTTCGGCGTTGAAGCGGGTGATGGCGCAGAGGCGGGTGACGGTGCGGAAGCTGGTCCACGAGCTGTAGGTGGAGCCGCTGCCGGGCGAGGTGACGCGGGAGTGGTAGAGGGTATTGGCTTCGATGCGGAGGCGGTTGAGGCTGTTGTCGTTGCCGCAGACGGCGGCGTGGGGGCCTTCGACTTCGCTGCCGGTGTACCAGGACGTTGGGCGGAGGCGGCGGACGTTGGCGAAGCGATCGGAGGCGAGCACGCGGAGGTAGGGGCGGCGGCTGGTGCTGCGCTGGGCGGCTTGGAGGCTGCCCGAGAGCGACCGCACGGGTCAGGGTCCCGGGTCGACGTTCTGCTGGCGCTTGAACGGCTGAGAGGCGGGGACGGCGGCGGATACGCGGACACCCTGAGCGCGGGCCTTCCGGTCTTGATAGCGGACGCGGTAGGTGCGGGCGAGTGAGCCCCAATCGCGGGGGGCGGCGTTACCGGCGTCGTTGATGGCGTTGGTAACGTCGGCGGCCTGCTGCTCACAGGCGAGCCAGGCGGCGCCGAGGAGGAGGATTTCGTCGTGCTGGATGGGCAGGGTGCCGCTGCCGCCGATGGTGTGGGGGATGGTGTAGTAGATTTTGGCGTTGGCGCCGTTGCCAACGAGGTCGCCCGACATGGTGATCGTGTCGCCCCACACGCTGAACGGCTGGAAGCTGCGAGGGAAGTTGCCGACGGGAAACTCGACGGCGGTGATCCCGATGCGGTCGGCGGTGATGCTCAGGTCGCGGGAGCCGTTGGTGGTGGCGACGGTGCTGGTCGTCTGC